AGACTGACGCCAACGCATGCTGTCTTGTTGAGGTGTACCTTTAGTTGTAGCTCGACTCATACCTTCTGAGTTAAGACCATCGTTACCAACAGGTAAAACAAACCGCTCAATCTCTAAACCATCTGCTTTTCTGTGTAAATCCTGTATTGCTGTTAAATAGTGTCTTTCTAATGCCTCTGGACCTTCGTCCGTTATTTTTCCATAGTGTATATCTGGTAGTGATATTTCATACGCTATAGGATCTTTTAACTTTTTATACTTAAGTTTTGGAACTTTGGTTGATCGTTTTTTTATGTATGCTAGTAGCTCCTCTTTAACCTGTGGCTGTTCATGCCACTGATTATGTGTTACTATACTATACCTTTGTTCTCCATTAAAGTTCTGCCAAAACTTAACAGACTTTACGTCTGCCATTGTTAATCCGTTATCTAATAAATGTTTTTGGAAAGCTTGACTTGAAGAAAGTTCATGGCCATTATCATTGTTCATGCGTTCTTGTACCCACTCTTCAGAAGTTACAAGTTTTTTACAATCTCTAATAATAGCTATATCAACTTCCCATTTGTCTGCTAACCACTGTGCTCCTTTCTTTAAAAATCCTTTACGTGTTCTAAACTTCTCAATAATTTCATCTCGTGTCATTTAATACTAATTTAAGTTCGTTAAAACTGCACTCCTTAGACACCAGGTCAGATGGATCTTTAGACTCAAATGTTTTTGGTATGCAGATATTATTTAAACCATATAAGTTACAAATTTTCTTTGCCATTGTCTGGCCCGGATTATCTGCTTTATTAAAATCATTATCGTATAAAATATCTACTGTATTGAATCTTTGTTTTAGCTCACTTATTAATTTCTCATCGGGAATTTGCATTTCACTTTGCATAGCAATTGAAGAATAGCCTGCAGCATATAAACACATAACATCTTTGAGGGAGGAAGTAATGATAAGTCTCTCACCTTTGTTCGGGAGTTGGTTGTAACCTTGTATATCAATTTTATTAGTATTACTTAACCACTTATTCTGTTCTTCATAAGGAGAATAGATTTTATATCGATTTTTGAATTTAAAAGCA